ATTAATCTCACTTAATTGTTATTTCAGGTTGAGGACTCTTTCGCGCCTTCAATCAATGACTGCTTCAGCAATTCGAGTGTGCCAATCGCCTCACATAAACTGATTTCACCATCGTAATCATGAATGACGCTTTCCAGCCGCTCGTATAGCTCTTGAGTAATTGGGAATTTCTTCTCCTTACCCAAATTGATTACGCGGACCACATCATGCTCCGGCAGTGAACAGGTCTAACGCTTCCCTCGATTTACGCACCGCTTCGATAGTGCGGGTCGTGATATCCGAATTTGCTCCGCCTGACTGGAAGTGAATTTTGAATAGCTCAAGCTTCAGCTCGTCAGTGCCAATGAATTGAAATGCTTCCTCTGCGGCTGCGTTCTGGTTCATGACCAGCTTGTAAATCTCTAACTGGAATTTCTGTTCTTCAGTCATGGGAATAATCTCTGCCATTGTTGGCTCCGGTTGTAGTGATGATGCCGAGCACGCCCATCTGGACTATCTCAACTAGTCGATTCATGACATGTGTCACATTTATACCAACCAGATCATTGCTTTAAGTTTACAGAACAATAATCCTTGGCTGGACGTAAGGTTTTGACATTTTTTCTTGGGCAGTGTGATAGCAATCTTAGATATCTCCGCCCAAATCGCCGCTTGCGTGGCGTTTAAATCGATGAGGTACTCATGACAGAACATTTCTTGCTTGTCGGTGAGTGCCACTTTTCAACCACAAGAAACTTTATGCAAAGGAGTGGACATGTCAGATATAGAGCAAAAAATTGCCCACCTTGAAGATATTATCGAGAAGATGCAATTGGATGCACACGCATCTCGTGTTGCTATTGCGGTTTTATCAACCTCTTTAAATGGCTTAATGGGTAAGGATGCTAAGCTAGGTGATATGTATCTCAACAGCATTGCTCAGGCGGATAGCGGCGAGATTGATAATAAAGTTTCAGATGGTTACATAGCCAAACTGAATGAGAAGGTTGCAGCCCTACTGGGCACGCAACAATAATCATTCTTCAAACGTCAAGCCGCTAAGTAAGCGGCTTTTTTATCCCCCCCCACATAGACGGGATAAAACGAATAATATCCAGTCGATGGTATAAGCCATTATCGAGGCCACTCATTGAATGGCCCCTGCAATAACCGATGTCTTTCCATCAGTCCGCCACCACAAAGAATCTTTTTTGCCATAAGGCAGGAGGTTCATCTTTCAGTGGCTGCCAGTGTTATTTCCCTACTTACTGGCTTGGGTTATGTCGCTGTACTGCCGTTAATTAGTGAGCCCCGGGATTACGGTTTGCCCGTGCTGTTCAAGGCGTTCAATTCTCGCCAGTAGCTGAGGCTTCTTAATTTTTCCCCAGCGATTGAGCAGGCGGCCAGACATGCTGGCGACATCCTTCTCTTTCATATACTCCAGCATTATGGCGTTGCGTTCTGCTTCATAACTTTCGCTGTACTTACGGAGTTCTGCTGACATCCAGTTAAAGGCATTTATATAGGCCTCTTTAACGGCGTCGGCTTTTGCGCCATTAAATCCCATGACCAGCATAACGAATCCGCTAAAGTCCATGCGGTAGTAAATCTGCTTCTTATCGAAAATCCCTAAGTTATTGATTTTTTCGGAAACGCAAAAATGCGCTCTCCGGAAATCTTCAGAGCAATGACAATTTTTCAGCGCCCTCAATACGTCCGCGTGACGCTTACCAAATGCCTTAGCAATCTGGAAGGTGTCAGTTACCGGTTGACCTTCTGCTGCGGTAACTAACTGGCGAAAGTCGAAGTCATGATTCGCAATTAATTCATTCATGGCGTTGCGTTCTTCTTTGAAATGAACCTTTGCCGCACAGGAAACCAGCCCACCGAGGCTCGCCAGCACTAACTGGTATCCTCAAAGGCCCATTCCAAAGGGTCAGGTTCGGTGGTTGTTGTGCGCTGCGGTGCGCGGTGAAACACCTATACAAAAACGCCCCGCATCTGCGAGGCATTTTCCTGAAAGTCACTTGTTAAATTTCAGTGAAATTAAAATTATTTTAAGCACTGACTCCTGATGTACTCCTGCAGGTAGTTAACCTGCGCGGTTATCCTGTCGATTCCACTTCGGAGACGGTAATAATTGAGTTCAGCATCTGCTGTAAGTCTTGGGCTTTCTCCATTGCCCATGCCGCTGGCTCCGGACGTTGACTTTGGACAGGTGGCGGAGACTTGCAGGCGCTTACGACCAGCAGAAACATCAGCGCGGAGACTTTCGATAGTCGCGTTAGCATCAGCAAGCTCCTTTGTGTATCTGGCGTCGAGTTCTGCTACATCACGTTGACGCTTCTGCATGTCAGCGATAATGGATGCGGCTTTGTCGAGCTGATCTTTGTAAGTCATGGCGTTATCACGGTAATGATTAACAGCCCACCCCATTGAAACCAGCAGGCAAATAACCACAGCGCAGATGATTGCGGTTAACCGACTCATGACATCAACACCCCAACGGCCAGAAACCACGGCCACGCATCGTTGCCATTAAATGCGAGCAACGCTGCCATGAAAAAGCAAATCATGCTCATTGCTTCCCCCACAAACAGACTTCACGCTCAATCTCACGGCGAGTCATCAGCCCTTTCCATTGCTTACCGCCAGCGTATGTCCAGCGACGTAGCTGATCACATGCGCCTTTGATATCACCCTGATTTATTTTGCGAAGAAGCGTCGATGTTCTGAAATTACCTGCGCCCACGTTGTAGACGAACGAGTAAAGGGCGCCTCGCGTTGTTTCCGGTATATCGACTTTGATGTACGGGTTAATTTGTCTGGCGACAGTAGCGAGGTCTTTATTCAGGAGGGCTTTGCATTCTGCCTCGGTATACGTTTTACCGGGTATAATGTCTTTTCCAGTGTGGCCATAACACACAGTTAATACACCTACTACGTCCTTATATGGTTTGTATCTGACACCTTCCAGACCATCGTTACCACTCGGACCTGTGATCAACACAGATGCTATAGCAATAGCCCCGCCACTTATCGCCGCTATTACGCTATTTCGTAGTGCCGGTGACATTGCCATTCAATCTGTCCTCACGCTCTTTGCGTTTGTAGTACCAGTTGATGCCAAATGTGCCGACAGTACAAAGAATACCAATGATTACAGCCCAGTCATTCAGGGAGAGAATGCCACCCATCGCAGTCAGTCCTCCGAAGCTGTAACTGAACCATTCTCTGATTTTGTCCATACGGTACATGCTCTACCCCCTTTATTGAGGGGATTTGCTCTATTGAATTAGGAATAAGGTCGATTACTGATAGAACAAATCCAGGATACTGTGTTTAGTAATCAGATTTGTTCGTGACCGATATGCACGGGCAAAACGGCAGGAGGTTGTTATCGCAACCTCTTGCCACCCGCTTTCGCGAAGGTCATGTGTAGAAGGCCGCAGCATAACTATCACTGATTAGTTCAGGATAGCCAGTGGCTACGGCTCAGTTATGGTGCTGGTTAACGGACTTGAACCGCTACCCATTCGCTTACAAGGCGACTGCTCTACCATTGGAGCTAAACCAGCATGTTTGGCGGGACAGCGTGGACTCGAACCACGATAAGAAGGTTAACAGCCTTCCGTAATGACCTTTATACGACTGACCCAAATAAAAAAAGCCACCGTTGCAACTTAAGAGTCACTAACGGCAGCTTACCTTCTAATTATGGCTAAATGGATAATTGCATGTCAAGGCTTTTAACAGCAACATGCTTAACTTTCTCAACACGTTTACGCATTTTGAAAGCTTTTTGCATTGGCTGGTATAAAACAAATAATGACGCTTTCAGGATGTCGTCAATTTCATTTCTACAGGTTGCCAGTGAAGGTTTTCTCCATCCCTCGCCACCACGTCCACACATCTTGCGTGGCTTTGCAGTCGCGTGATAGTAGGATGCAATTGCTCGCTTGGATGAACCATGAGCGTAGTAGCTGAGGAGGATGCCAAAGGCTTTCTTGTCAATGTACATGACGGAATCGACGACCTGAGAAATCAACATTCCATCATCATCATTGCACATTGGTCTTGTCATAACTCTCCCCGGCTCTACGCTCTCCATGAACTGCGCTATAACGCTGCTCATGCGTTTTTCGAGTCTTCCTGAATAAACCCATGCTCCCCATAGCTCAAGCCACCCATTAAGCCAGTCATGCTGCTCTTTAGTGAGGTTCAATTCTCGTATACTCATGCAGCATTGCCTCCCGACGGCTTGTTCAATCCAAGCCGGTTCACCAGTTCGCGCTCTCGATCATGCAGATAATTCATTGCCTTCTGGTGTTGCTCCGTCATCTCTCTGACGCTGCGCAATTCAGCTTCGTCACGTTCACGCTGCTGTTTCGCCTGGTTAATGCTGGTTACGGTCATAAATACCTCTCCCGCCCTGATGAATCATTAAAACGCCGTTAACGATGGCGTGATACCTGGCTTCTTTGTCGTACAGATAACGCCTGACTGTGTTGCGGTGGCACGATAAGCGCCGTGCTACTTCTGTCTGGTTTCCATATGTCTCAATGAGCAACTCTGGGATGGTTTTGATAGATGGCGTCATGCTGCCTCCCGGATAACCTGCTCATAAATCAGATATTGACCCCAGCAACTGACCAACAATCTCACTTTCACAGCGTCTTTCTCTTCGTTGCACCACCTGCAGAACCAGTTAACAGCGCCTTCCATTTCTTGCCTAACCTTGCCGGCATTGTCGAAATGCAGCGGATAGACAACATCATTGAAAATTGCCGCAGTGGTCATTGGGTATTTGATTTTGCTCATGCTGCCTCTCTTCTGCTGTCACGCAGGTCTTTAAGTTTCTGCTGATACTCCGCCTTAATCGCTTTGCATTCTTCGATAGTCCAGCGATGGCGGTTATGGTTTGATTCGATTTCGTCTACCGCGGCCTGACCGACACGGTTAATAAGCTCGACGCGATACGGAACGAGATTTCCGCTTTTATGCTGGTTGCACACCACGCATTGCTTGTGAATATTGCGTTCATCAAATCGGAGTTGAGGTGCCGCAGCAGTTGTCCGGTAATGTCCGGCATCCCACTGAGCAGACGTGAACGTTCCGCACGAGATACATGGTAAGTCGCGGTCTCTTTCTCTGATGAAGGCGTTTACGGCTTGTTGGGCTTGTTTAATCCAGTAACTGCGGGGCTTTAAGGCGAGTTTTCGAATCTTAAGTTTATCTTTCTGTTTCTGCTCCTCTCGTCGTCGTTTCTTCTCTGCTGCTTTTTCCGCTTTTTCGCGTTCTTTACTTCGTCGTTCGAGTGCTATCTTGGTTCCACACTCAGGAGAGCACCACCACTGATTAGCGAATGCAGGGTGAAACCATTCCCGGCATTCATCGTTTTTACATCGTCTTCGCGCTGGTTTAGCCATCGTCTTCTTCCTCGTGCATTGAGCTATTCGGATCGCTCATCAGTTCTGCGCAGCACGCTTCACACACATGAACTTCCAGCATATGCAGCTTCTGACCGCAGTTAGCGCACGTTAAAGCTCGCTCGACGCTTTCTTGTTCGTAACTTCGATTCGGGTCAATCACCTTGTTTTCCTCGCGCGTTCTCTAAGCCACCGGATATCCCACAGGTGAGCCGTGTAATTGAATGTTTTTACGTCAGATTCTTTTGGGATTGGCTTGGGTTTATTTCTGGAGCGTTTCGTTGGTAGGTATTTGCAGTTTTCGCAGATTATGTCGGTGATACTTCGTCGCTGTCGTGCCATACGTCCTCCTTCGTCTCTGGCAGCGGGAAATTACCTACTGGCGACCGCTCACATCTGATACACCATTGGTGCCAATAAGGTTGATTTGGCCGGAATCGATAATCGTCTTTGCTTTCTCCGCAGCGGTAGCAGTGTTTCATGCAACTCTCCCTGTTCGTTTTGACCACTCGTACTCTCGCCGGGAATCATCACTCCATCGCACGTTACGTTCTGAGCCGAACCAGAACATAATTTCGATAAGCTCTGTCATGCTCGCCTTCCTCATCTTGCTGGTACGTACCCCAAGAAGAACAACACCGCCATCAATACCTGGTACGCTTCTTTGCTCCAGCTTTTTAGTCTTGAGCCACAGCGCGGTGAAGATGTCTTTCCAGTCTTCCGGAGACAGTCGTTGACCATGCAAAAGCACCTGACGGGAGACGTCCTGAAGCATCGGCCACATACGGTCGTTCTGTGCCTTGGTTCGCTTGGGTTCTTTAACGTGGACTTCGTGGGGTGACTTGTCGTCGATGGGTAGTGAGAGAATGGCGTCTATGGCGTTATTTCTGATTGCTTCGTTGCGAAGCAGGTATGTTTGCTTCATCTCCCACGCTCCTGTAATCGTCAAGTGCGGCTGCAATAGTCCCAATCGGGTCATGGTCTTGCCCGATAATCTCGTTTACGTTTTCATCTTCTTCCACATCGAAAAAGAATCGCAGGGCTAACATGATTTCTTCGTATGCGCTCATACTCACTCCTTGACTTTGATTCCAGCGGCGCGGATTGTTGTGATATCTCCGGCACGGACGTTTTCAGCCAGGCGACGGAAATCCAGACTTAGCGTTTTGTTCTCCAGTTCAGCTAGATACTGATTAATATCCAAAAGCTCAATCTTAATAGCTTCGCGAGATGCTATCCATGCAGTGAACATCCCTGTCTTAATTCGGTTAAACATTACCCCTTGAACATTTGAGAGTTTCTTATCCCAACCTTCTTCATCCCACCATTTTTCGAATTCTTCGCGTTGCTTTCTTGATTCGTCCATATTCCTCTCCATCACCGCTTGAACCAGGTGAAATTAGTAAACTGCGACATGTTTATCTGCATTAGGCGCTTAAGTACCCTGTCTCGCTGGCTGCTCTTTGGTTTTGGCCTACGCTTGTATCGCTCTCTAATCGGAAGTCTCGAAGCTTTCCAGTAGCGATAATGCCGTGCTCCTGACTCTTCAAGGTCGGCATTAATTAATTGAGCCAATGTACTCATCATTCCTCTCCATCAGTGTGCTGGGGTGTTAGTCTTTTCATGTCTGCAAATCATGATTACCAGACCTTCTTTTGTCGCCACTTTTACAGTATCTCCTTCGCTTACCTTATCCAGTTCGTATGCTTCATATAGCGCATCAACCGCCTTCTGCTTTGCTGACACCTTTCTACGCTTATCCCACTGCTTAAGTGCATTTGTAATAATCCACTGGCCTGTTTTGAACATAATGTAGGCGTAACCAAGAAGGATTAAACCGACATTTAGCGTTACTAATAAATCCTTCATTTACCCTCTCCCCCAAATAAAAAGGCCTGCGATTACCAGCAGGCCTGTTATTAGCTCAGTGATGTAGATGGTCATTGCTTCATCTCACTTTCCATTTCATCAATGTCAACGTCATCAGGAAGATGGGAGCAATACGCTGCTATACCATGATGATTTATCTCATACCCTTTGAACGTTACCATCTGGTGCGTAATCTCAACTTCATTCAGGAATCCGTCATCGCATAACTGCCTGGCTATTTTCGATTTGGTCTGGATTATTGGTAGTACCTGTTCTTTCAAAGCGTATGATATTTGTGCATCCCATGCCTTTTCGAGAATGGCTAATTGTTTTTTATTCATACGTCAGCCCCTTGTGCATATCGTCTGCCACGCGCAGCAGGTGCATTTGATGCTGTGCAAATCTGTCTGGCTTCATCCTGGTCACATGCAACAAAGTGTCCGTTGCAGAACCGCTGGTAAACCGTACCAAGCGAGCCAAAACGGTTTTTCGTCACAATGATTTCAGCAAATGGTGCGGCGCTACTGTTCTCGTCGTATACCGCTTCCCGATAGAGCATGATGATTGAGTCTGCATCCTGTTCAATGCTTCCTGAATCACGCAAATCTGCGTTTGTCGGGCGCTTGTTTGGCCGCTTCTCAACATCGCGTGAAAGCTGGCTTAGGGAGATAACTGGAGTTTTCAGGTCTTTCGCCATCGCTTTCAGGCTACCGGAGATATGTGCTATGGCGAGGTCATTACGTTCCGCTTTTGGTTTCTCAATTAGCCCGAGATAGTCAGCCATAATCAGTGACAGATTAGGATGCTCCTGCTTGTGGCGTTCGGAAATGGACCTGATTTCTTCGACAGACAAACGCGATGCGTCAACTACCCACACATCCAGATCTGCCAGCAACTTCATCCCGCTTGCAACTCTCGCCCATCCTTCATCGTCCATTCGTGACGGGTTACGCAGCACACTGACCGACATCATTCCTGCGCCGGCAATCCCTCTCTCAACAACCTGAATGGCGCTCATTTCCATCGAGAAAATCAACACACCGCGCCGGACGCAAGAACCAGGAATAACACGACTTGCCACGCCTTCGGCTATCTTCAGCGCCAGTTCGGTTTTACCCATACCAGGACGAGCAGCAATAATCACAAGGTCTTCTGCGTTCATCCCTCCGGTGATAGCATCAAGCTCTTCGATTCCGGTCTTCAGGGTATCAGACTCTTCTCCGTTCCTCAGACGCCTGTCAAGCGTGTCAGTGTAATCACTGATAATTTCCCCCAGTCGCACAGGTTTAACCTCGTCACGTGGCTTCCTGATGGCTGAAAGGCGCTTAACTAGATCGTCCATCGCTCTACCTGAAGCATCCAGCGTGCCGTTACTGATTGGCTCTCGCATCTCATCCAGTAACTGTAAAACCTGACGCCGTTGATAACTGTCTACAACCATTCCGGCATAACCTTTCAGGTTTGCAGCGCTGGGACATGACCGCGCAGTCATCATCACCGCCGTTGCGTATTCATCCCCGCACTCCTCGGCCACCATCAGTCCATCAATCAGGTTCCTGTTTCTGGCCTGCTTTCGAATAACTTCAAAAGCTTTCCGGTAAAGCGGAATTGAGAATGCTTCAGGCTCCAGCGTTGCCAGAACGTCACTCGCGGTTGGTGTTAATCCACCAATCAGCAAGCCACCGATAACGCTCGCTTCGATATCCTGTCTCATGCAATCCCCCTGTCTGCAAACTTCCCTTCCCGAACTCCCGTTAACGAATCTTCCCTCAGCAGGTAATCAAAATCAGCCGTCCAGCCTGTGTCGTTGTCTCCGAAGTAAAACGGCTTGGCCTGATGCACAAACGCCCTGATATACGCCCTGAAACCGTCCACGTTTGGCGTTTTCAGTTGCGGGATGATTTTCTTCAGGCGGCGTTTCCGTTTCTCGTTGACCGAAACAGCATGTGGAAGTCTGTCACCAACTTCGGTGTTGTAGGCGTTCAGGAAGGATTCATAGTCGATTCGTTCTGCCTTGCGACGTTCAGGTTTAACCTGCCCATTGCCGCCCCCGTTAGGGGGTAAGGGGGGATTTGTATTTATTGTCTTTTGTATATTGTCTTTTGTGTTTGACTGATTCGGTAAATTGGTTTTTACCGATTTGGTGAAGGTTAGTTTTACCGATCTGGTAAATGTTTTACCGAATCCGTTAACCTTCGTCTTCCACTCGGAAATATTTTTATTCATACCAACCTGACGCCCCACCTGAGTGAGAACCCCCATTCTGATAAGCTCGTTTTTGGCGGTAGAACATTTGGTTGGCGCCATGCCAGTGAGTTCAGCGAACTGTTCATTTCCGATCCAATCTATTTTTTTGTTATAACCGTATGTCTTGCGCCACACAGCCATAACAATCAGTAGCTGATGTTGAGTAAGCCCAGAAAGCATGACAGCTTCCAGCAGTGTATTTGCAGTCCGGGTGTAGCCATCGTCGAGTTCTGCCACGCGATGCTCCACAACCTCCAGATGAGGTTTTATCGGTGTAACTGTTGCAAGATTACTCATGACCTTTCCTCTTCAGTATTAGCTTCACTTTCTCCAACTCAGCCCGAAATCGACCAGGCTGTTTGAAGCTGGACAGGAAGCGATCACGTAGTATGTTTTTGTGTAATTTGTCCTGGTCAGGACTGAGTTGTTTTGGCATAATTACCCCTGTTGATTGATCCAGTCTTTCTACATCAGGCCTCGAAGAATTCGCCGTTCTTCGGGGCTTTTTCTTTTGTCAGGTAGGTAGCAAGTCGCCTGGTGAGCTCTGCCATTTCCTCGTCTTCGATTCCATACTCCAGAACCGCAAGCATCATGCTGACCTGAGAGAAGAAACCGTTCTTCCATCGGCTTACCTGGTATTCAGGAACACCCATAGCTTTAGCGAATGTCTTCTGGCCCATCATGGCTAACTTGTTGAGTAAAGTGGACTCAATGCGAGCCGCCTTCTTGCTTTTAGTTGCAACTACGTTCATTCAAAATATTCCTTAGAAATTAGATAGAGTTGGATTCGCAAATACACGCAAATCCGTTTAATAGATTTACCGCGTTGTCGGCGGTTCAGATTGGTAAAGAGCGTTGATACTTAACTTGCTGCCAGTAAGTCGGCTAAATCAGGACGAAGTTCTCTGGCTTTAATTCTTCCTCCTGTAGCTTTTACGATTGCTGCCACATACTTAGCGTCAATGCCGCCACCATGTAACCAACGCCATACAGTTGGCTGCTTAACTCCACACAAAGAGGCGAGTTTTTGCTGGCTTCCTGCAATGGCAACAGCTTTTTGTATTGCTTTGTTAGTCATTGCTTATTCCCTTTCGTATAACACACAACAAATAATAGCAATTAGTATTAACCAAAGCAATAGCAAAACGTGTTTTGACCATTAATACTCAAGCGTATAAATTGAATATTATGAAAAAAGAAACTCTCTCTGACCGTCTCAACAAGGCAATGGAACTGGCTGGTATGTCTCAAGGTGCTCTCGCTAAAGCGTCAGGCGTTGCTCAGCCAACGATCTGGCGTTTGACAAGTGGAAACGCTCGTGGGTCAACAAAGATTGTTGAAATAGCAAACGCGTTAGGTGTTAATTCGGAATGGTTGTCTACCGGGATTGGTCCTATGAAAAAAGATGGAACTACTCCGATAAACGCATCTCCATCTTCGAACACATTTAAAATCGATATCCTAGATCTTGAAGTTAGCGCGGGTCCTGGCGTTATCAATCGAGAATTCGTGGAAATACTCCGCTCGGTTGAGTATTCGCAGGATGATGCCAGACACATGTTCGATGGTAGAAAGGCTGAAAATATCCGCATCATAAATGTGCGCGGGGATAGCATGTCAGGAACTATTGAACCAGGAGATTTGTTGTTTGTAGACGTAAGCATCAAAAACTTCGATGGAGATGGGATATACGCCTTCCTCTATGACGATACTGCACATGTTAAGCGGCTCCAGAAGATGAAAGATAAACTATTGGTCATATCTGATAATAAGAGTTATTCAGCTTGGGACCCAATTGAAAGAGATGAAATGAATAGGGTTTTTGTCTTTGGAAAGGTGATTGGAAGCATGCCGCAGACATATAGGAAGCACGGTTAGCCAGCCAATGGCCTGATGAGATATTCGGGTGATGTAGAAAGACGAAATCGTTAGCGCTTGCCCGCCACACTTTAACAAGGAAAATCAAATGGTTAATCAGATAAGGTCCATATCACCCCGCCAAGGAAACCTCCAGTTATTTCCTGTAAAAGAGGTTGAAGTTGAAGGCGTGGCAATGGGAGTTCTTAACGATGGAACGCCATATCTTACCGGCCGAGGACTGGCTGAAATGTGTGGCGTGCATCATAGTGTAATTCAGGATATTTCTTCTGATTGGGCTAGCGAACGCCTTAAACCTCGTGGAAAAAAAATCGACACTGTTCTCCTTGATCAGGGTATAGATGTTGACTCACTTTACATACCATCTTCAGAAACTAAGCGGGACCATTATCCATACCCTGATTATGTTTGCATGGCAATTCTTGAGTATTATGCGTTTGATGCAAGCCAAGCAAACAACGCCACAGCTCTTAGAAACTATCGTCTTTTAGCAAGGCAAACACTTCGTGAGTTTATTTTTAGAAGTGTTGGTATTGATCCAAGAAATCCAGTAAGCGGCGCCTGGAAGTGCTTCCAAGAGCGCATTATCCTTAATGATAAAATCCCAGCCGGGTTCTTCAGTGTATTCCGAGAGATGGTGGATATCACTGTGCCTTTGATTAATGCTGGATTTGAATTGGGCCCTAAAACTGTTCCCGATATTAGCGTTGGAACTCGATGGGCAAACCACTGGAAGCGCAACAATCTGAGCAAAAAATATGGGGAAATACAGAAACATCCTCATGTCTATCCGGACTGGTTTCCGCAGAGTAAAGCCGGGAAAGTGCCAGCGAATATATATCCCGAAGAAGCTTTAGGTGAATTTCGCAGATGGCTTAGGGAAGACTATGTCCCAAAAGGTTTTAAGGATTATCTTGCTGATAAGGTCCAACAAAAAGTCATAGAAAACGCCAAAGCCATTGAGGTTTTGGAAAACCTGCAAAGACCTGAGTTACCTAACAAGAAGAATTGATCAACGCCCGGCCACAGCGCCGGGTTTTCTTTTCCCTACTCTTCCAGTAGCTTCACAGCAAGTTTCATGCACTGCAACTGGTCGTCATCCCACTTATCCAGACCTTTCGCTATCTCCGTACGAATAACGTCAGCTATAGCCACTCTTTTGGTCTTATGACCCTCCGCAACCATAGCAAACACGACATCACCGACAATCCTGCACATTTCCTGATAGCGCAACTGCGCCAGTTCCTCGTTTTTCACACAGATTCCTCGCTCGTTTTTTGTTCAGAACAGTATTGCATAGAGGATTTATAAAAATAAATTCATTTTGCTATCAACAACATAATAACAAAAACCATTAATTAATAACAAAACGTATTGATATGAATAATACTCAATGCTATTGTTTAGCCATCAGCAGGACGCTGGTAGCCAAACGGAAAGGCAACGCTCTTTAACTTCGATGATGCGCTGACAAAGCGCGACAAGATACCAAACGAGATGGGTTTGGGTTGCAGGTAGAAGCCAACCTCTTCGGCGGAGGCGCTCGGCAATGAGTACGCGGTCAGGGTTAGTCGCCTGGCTATCTGCAACACCAAAGCCATTTCACATGAGGATTAAATCATGACGGTTATCACCTACGGGAAGTCAACGTTTGCAGGCAATGCTAAAACTCGCCGTCATGAGCGGCGCAGAAAGCTAGCCATAGAGCGCGACACCATCTGCAATATCATCGATTCAATTTTTGGCTGCGATGCTCCTGATGCTTCTCAGGAAGTTAAAGCCAAAAGAATTGACCGCGTTACCAAAGCCATTTTGCTTGCCGGAACGCGTCAGAAGAAAGTTGAAGTAACAGCGGTTAAGAAGAACCGCATTTACTACCGGGACGTTAACCCGCCCGGGAATAAAATCCACGCCGTTCAGCGCATGAGGCTGAGCAGTAAACCACTTATTTGAGGTGAGATATGGAAGAAGAATTTGAAGAATTCGATGAGCACCCTCAGGACGTGATGAACCAATACCAGGAATATCCATATGGCTACGACTATTGATACCAACCAATGGTGTAGTCGCTTTGTGAAATGCAAAGGCTGCAAGCTTGATGCTGAATGCATGGTGAAGCCTGAGGAAATGGCTCTTGTTAGGGAGGATGGAAAAATTGTCGATAAATGGGCAATACGAACTACGGCAATGATTGCCAGAGAACTTGGCAAACAGAAAAACAAGGCTGCCTGATGGTGGCCTTTATTTTTGGCATAAACAATAGAGGCGAAGATGAATTATACACCCGGACCATGGCAATGGTGGACAAGTAACAGCTTTCTGCGATTAAGCAGTCAAGATACAGGTAAAGATGGTGGTGTCATCGACTCTTATGTCATGAAGGATGGTCACTCATCACTAATCGTTAGCAAAGGAGATATGAATCTGATAGCAGCAGCACCTGATTTGCTCGAGGCTCTTCAATTGGCTGAAAAAGCGATGGCAGAAGGACGCAATGTGACCTATCCGGAGTGGTACGGGGTAATCAATAAAGCTCGCGCAGTCATCAGCAAGGCTCTTGGGGAGGAGTGATGGAAATAAATAAAGAGCAAGCATCAGAAATTATCAAACTTATCGAACAAGCATTACTTGATGGGTTTGATGATGAAATTTTGGTTTCGCTACACGAAAGTCTTACCAAATTTGTCAGCGAATAAGCACCTAATGACCATTTTAATAGTGGTCATTGTGAGCAATATCGCTCGTAACCAAACGAGGACGACGAATCGTTCTGGTTAATCGAAAAATCATCCCTTGATGTTATTTGCCGCTCGCAGTCAGGGCGGCTTTTTTCGCATACCAACAACGCTTCATTCGAGGCATTTTTGTTATGCAAATTAACTAAGGAGCACGCCATGCAATATAGTTTTGCCGGGTTGCCCATTGCTGGCTGCCCTTCTGAATCACTTCTCGACAGAATTACCAGAAAATTACGGGCCGGATGGAAACGTCTCGGTGAAATTCTTAATCAGCCAGGAGTACCACGCCATGACCATTACGCCTGTTAACGGAACAATTCTTGTTCAGCAAGGAAACAGGGAGTTCAACAAGCTATATGAGAAAGTATTTCCGGATACAAAACAGGGAATATCTGACGCGTATACATGGGCTGCCGGAATAGCTCTTGGTTGGGATAAGTGGCAGGACGAAGACTGGGAGAAGCGTCATGTTGCATGATTTTGATGATGACGAGTTTATTGCTCTCATATCTCCAGAAATTGAGGAAGAAGTGGAGCAGCAAATTAACTTAGCCGCAGAACGGCAGAATCCGGTTATTAGCTGGGATGAATTTGCGGGGTATTACTCATGAATCTGGATCAGTTAGATGAACCGTTCGCAGCTGAAGATATTGAGTGGCGAATACAACAAAGTGGGAAAACAGGAAGCGGAAAAGTGTGGGCCATAGTTCTGGCATACGTGACTAACAGAGCAATCATGAAACGCCTTGACGATGTTTGTGGAAAAGCTGGATGGCGTAATGAATACCGCGATATTCCCAACAACGGCGGCGTTGAATGCGGCATATCAATCAAGATTGGTTCTGAATGGGTAACCAAATGGGATGCTGCTGAAAACACACAGGTAGAAGCCGTCAAAGGTGGTCGCTCCGGCGCAATGAAGCGTGCTGCCGTTCAGTGGGGAATTGGTCGGTATCTGTATAACCTTGAGGAAGGTTTTGCGCAGATATCCAGTGATAAGAAACAAGGATGGCACAGGGCCAAACTGAAGGATGGAACAGGATTTTACTGGCTCCCTCCATCGCTGCCGGACTGGGCCATGCCAGCATCATGCAATCAACCATCACCAGAAAATACCAACCAGAAATCTCCATCGGTTGACTGCGAACAAATCCTGAAAGACTTCAGCGATTATGCAGCAACAGAAACTGACAAGAAAAAGCTAATTGAGCGTTATCAGCATGACTGGCAATTATTGGATGGTCACGATGATGCGCAGACAAAATGCGTTCAGGTAATGAATATCAGAATAAATGAGCTTAAACAGGTGGCTTAATGAGAAGATTAAACATAACTCCAGCGGAGATGGAGTCAGTTTGCGGTCGCATGGTAGCTTGCCGTGCAGCAGAACATCTGGGCCTAAACATAAATCAGTTTTATTACATAGCAAAAAAACTGTCATTAAAAACGGCATTCGTTAAGCCAAGATGGAGCGACGACGAAGACAAAAGAATGCAGACGCTTATCTCATCAGGCTATACACAAAGAAATGTAGCAAAAATTCTCGGGCGAAGTGAAGAGTCGGTAAAAAGCAGGCTATCACGTTTACGAAAGAAATAACCCTATACGTACCACATTATTCGGATAACCTACCCTGGAGTAAATTATGCCAGCGCCTCTATATGGTGCGGATGACCCGCGCCGCTGTTCCGGCAATTCCGTATCGGAGGTGCTGGAAAAATTCAGAAAGAACTACGACCTGATAATGTCGCTACCGCAGGAAACGAAAGAGAAAAAGAAATTTCGTCACTGTATATGGCTTGCAGAGAAAGAAGAACGCGAGCGAATTTACCAGACATCCATCCGGCCATTCCGCAAAGCCACTTACACCAAATTTATTGAAATAGACCCGCGCCTTCGTGATTACCGTTCGCGTTACGGCGCTATCAGCAATAACTGAGGAATTCATCATGAGAGGTTTGTCCTACGACCCCGGCATCCTTCCATCGGAAATGATTATTCGACACCGCTTCAAGCCCATCAACGATATTCCACGCGAAGAAATGCTTAAGCGAAATAGTTTCGGTTCTGTTAATGAAAACAAATATCTGAATGCAATGTTGCGGAGTGGGAAGAAATGAAAGAAGTGAAAATATACACGATTGTCAGTGACCAGTTATCACCACCAATAACAGGAGAATCATTCTGTACTGATATGGTGCGTCATAGTGATTATGCGGAACTTGAGGCTAAATACGCGGCGCTGTCTGCGGTGCGGGCAAGAGCAATCCCTGAAGGTTACGCGCTTGTCCCTCAACAAATTTTCCTTGAGCCATCGGACATTGAGTCAATTTGCTCGCAATGTGGTGACGGTCATGAATCCGGGTACGGTGATTTTACTGACGGACTGCTGTGGGTTGGCAACATTCAACATGACGACGGCAGCATTGTTCATGGCCTTCATATCTCGTCAGCAGATTACACAGAAGAAGGCGGTGTAACAGTTTGCGAGTTCGCCGCCCAACCTCGCAAAGGCGTTGCAGCATGAACATCGACAAACGGACGCTACGTGAAGTGGCGGAGAAGGCGACACCAGGCCCCTGGAAGGTATTTTCTGATATCGATACTAAAACTTTTTCTATCCACACCCCGCGAGATAAGCGCTGTGAAAACGTTATTAAGTGGGGTGGGTTTGATTGTCAGCCGAATGCTGAGGCCAACGCTGAATTTATTGCTGCATTTAACCCGAAAGTCGCGCTGGCGCTGCTGGATGAGAATATTCAACTCCAGCGGGAAAAAGACGCAATAGAGGCCGTAGCGCTGGCGCTGCGTGATGATATGCAGCAGGCGCGTGAGCAACTAGCAGCCGCAGAAAAACTGAACGCCGTACAACAGCGTAGCCTGGATCACCGCAAATTTTTGCTGTTAAGCGCTGATGAAGTGCAGCGTGATTTTGCCGAGGCGCTGGGATGTGCTGGAGACAATGAGTCGATTATGGAGGCTATTGACGACATGAAACAGCGCATAGCAGAACTGGAGTCGCGGACAGTCAACCTGTCAAAACTCAGCGTTGGAGAAGTCATGCACATGAGCGGATTCAGCCGGGATTATGCCGATGGTTGGTGTGCTGGTAATGACAATGCGATACACGAAATACGCACCGCTGGCATCAAGGTTAAGGAGTCGTGATGATTCACTATCATGGCGGCCCTATTACCCCTGATACGTGTGCTATGAAGGCATGGAAAGGACGCCATGCGTTTATCAGTTTCGCGCACTCCGGACAAATTAACCTCGCGGCTGAATACTGCCAGTCATTCGCGCTGGACAACGGCGCATTCACTGCATGGAAAGCAGCCGGTAAAAACAAAATCGACTGGAGCGATTATTACGAATTTGTGGCGCGCTGGAAGAATCACCCTGGATTCGATTTTGCCATCATCCCGGACGTCATCGACGGCGGCGAGGATGAGAACGAAGCTCTTCTGGATGAATGGCCGCACGGGGAATTTTATGGTGTCCCGGTATGGCATATGAACGAGAGTGACGAGCGGTTTATCAGGTTGTGTAACGAATATCCGCGTGTAGCGATAGGAAGTTGTGGAGACTATGACGTTAAGCGCCCAAACCTTGCGGTTGCCAGAATGAAAGACCTGATTCGCCACGTAATTGATGAGCACGGCCAACCGGTTACGAAATTACACGGATTGCGCATGCTAAACCCGCTAATTTTCACAAAGCTACCATTAGCCAGCGCTGACAGCACGAACGTCGCCCGTAACATCGGAATAGACAAAGCATGGTCTGGTGCTTACGCGCCAGCTTCAAAGGATACCAGGGCCGCATTAATGGTCGAGCGCATTGAATCGTATAACAGCCCCGGTTCTCTCGCGTACTGCGAACAGCGTGACCGGTTCAATATGCAACTGCAATTGGCAGTTTAAGGACTAACCCATGACCACTATTACCAAAGAATGGCTACAGCAAACCATCGCTGAATTTGAAAACACTCGTGACGATATTCCGTTTGGCCTGAGCGATGACGACGCCAAAATTCTTATTGTGCTGAAGCAGACACTGGCATCGCTTACCGCTGAACCTGTGGCGTGGAAATACAGACTTGTCGATATTGATTCAGGCGCAGAGGATCATTGGAAATATTCAACTCAGTGCATAACACCTGCATCTGGAAAGACGTACCGTATTGAGTCTATTCCTCTCTACACAGTCTCGCAACCAGTACCAGTACCAGAACGCGAACGTATTCGCCGCAAGCACGCCGAGTGGTCAGATAAGACGTTCGGCGATGTCGGTCCAGTAGGGCCGCTGAAACACCTCTCGAAAGAAGCGCTGGAGGCCGCTGCCGACCCATCAGACCCGCTTGAGTGGGCTGATATGCAGTTCCTGCTATGGGATGCTCAACGCCGCATGGGCATTTCTGACGAATTCATTACGAGGGCGATGATAGAAAAGTTGGAGATAAACAAGTCCCTCCAGTGGCCGGAGCCGAAAGACGGCGAGCCGCGGCTACATATCAAAGAGCAGCCAGAGTCGGTAGTGCCGGAGGAATGCCCTGCCGAGTTGCCATACGCACAGGTTAAGGCAGTCGCTGACCTGTACGCCCTGTGCTGGCAGTCGGGAGAAGTGGTTACTTATACGCCTGACCCAGAAAAGGCGACCATCTGGATAAATAACTACTCGGGAAATTGCGTTCAGGAATACGTGAAGCTTGAACGACTGCAAGAAGCGCTGGCAGGCAACTCTCCGGTAATTCCGGATGATTGGGTTATGGTGCCAAAAGAGCCAACTCAGGCCATGATTAAAGCGTGGCTATCAGAGGTTGCTAACTTTCGCGGTCATGCTGCTGGTTACAGGGCGGCTCTTGAGGCAGCACCACAACTGGAGGTTAACCGTGGCTAACCTGCAACTTGCCGTTAAAGGTGAATACTTCGATGCCATGATTCGCGGGGAGAAAACGGAAGAGTATCGCCTGGTAAATGATTATTGGTGGACGCGCCTTGTTGGTCGTGAATTCGACCGTTTGATTATAACGAAGGGTTACCCTAAACGGGACGATAAGAGCAGGAGAATAGAGTGTAAGTACCGTGGGTATGAGATTAAACAAATCACGCACCCGCATTTCGGCAGTGAACCCGTGGAAGTTTTCGCAATAAAGGTGAATATCGGCAATGAATAACAAACCTCGCACTTGCGGGGATTTTTTTCATATGAACTCGCTACGGCGGGTTTTGTTTTATGGAGTGAATGATGAAACTGATTGATGTCTTGGTGCGTGATTTAGAGAAATTCGACGGTTGGCCAGAAGGCGCTGTTGAATGCCATCGTTTTGCAGACGAAGCAGTTGTAGACTTCTTTGATAAGGATGGCAACTGGCCTTATGACTGCACTGCTAAGTACGGTTCAATTGCTATCGAGTGCGTAAGTCCAATAGTAATGGGCGAAGGCATTGCTAGTGAAACCGTAACCCGCGATCAATACGAAGCAGCACTTGCAGCCAGCAAGACAGAATGGGATGGAGCTGGACATCCACCTGCTGGATGCAAATTTGAGTACAAGGCGTCATCTGGAAAGTGGTTCACGGCAACAATGAAGTATTGCGGGGAAAGCTTCGCTATCGTTGATATGGACGGTTCTGAGTCTTGGGTTACTCTTGATGCGCCAATGCGCCCTATCCGCTCAGAAGAAGATAAGAAGCTAGACCAAATCACTCAGTCAATTCTGGACATTCTCAACGATTACGACTTTGAAATGGTGCATATCAGATCTGACCAAAAGAGAATTGCAACCGACATTGTTGAGCGCATTACCTCAGGGATGATTCCACACATCCGCATCGAATAAGGGAGTAACCATGGAATCACACAGCCTCACGCTCGATGAGGCCTGTGCATTTCTTAAGATATCCAGACCTACCGCCACCAACTGGATTCGCACAGGCCGACTACAGGCAACACGTAAAGACCCTTCCAAACCTAAATCCCCTTACCTCACCACACGACAAGCCTGCGTTGCGGCACTTCAATCTCCGCTGCATACTGTCCAGGTGAGCGCGGGTGATGACATAACAGAGGAACTGAAATGTCACTATTCCGCAGAGGTGAAACCTGGTACGCCAGTTTCACATTGCCGAACGGCAAAAGATTTAAGCAGTCTCTTGGGACAAAGGACAAAAGGCAGGCCACAGAGCTTCATGACAAGCTGAAGGCAGAAGCATGGAGGGTAAATAAATTAGGAGAGACGCCTGACATGACTTTTGAGGAGGCCTGTGTCAGGTGGTTAGAGGAGAAGGCGCATAAGAAGTCGCTGGATGATGACAAGAGTCGGATAGGATTCTGGCTCCAGCATTTTGCAGGGATGCAGTTGAAGGATATTACCGAGACGAAGATTTACTCCGCCATCCAGAAGATGACTAATCGGCGGCATGAGGAAAACTGGAAGTTAATGGATGAAGCTTGCAGGAAGAATGGGAAGCAGCCTCCAGTATTCAAGCCTAAGCCGGCAGCAGTAGCCACAAAAGCAACTCACCTTTCATTCATTAAGGCACTCCTCCGGGCTGCTGAACGCGAATGGAAGATGCTGGATAAGGCTCCGATCATCAAAGTTCCTCAGCCGAAAAATAAGCGTATCCGCTGGCTTGAGCCTCACGAGGCAAAAAGGTTGATTGATGAATGCCAGGAACCGCTAAAGTCAGTCGTAGAGTTTGCGCTTTCTACTGGCTTAAGGCGGTCTAACATTATCAATCTGGAGTGGCAGCAGATAGACATGCAACGAAAGGTGGCATGGATACACCCGGAACAAAGCAAGTCTAATCATGCCATTGGAGTGGCGCTGAATGATACCGCTTGCCGGGTGCTGAAAAAGCAAATCGGCAATCATCACAAATGGGTGTTCGTCTACAAGGAAAGCAGCACCAAACCAGACGGAACTAAATCACCTGTAGTGAGGAAGATGCGCTATGACGCTAATACTGCATGGAGGGCAGCATTAAAACGAGCGGGCATTGAAGACTTCCGTTTTCATGACCTGAGGCACACGTGGGCAAGTTGGTTAGTTCAGGCTGGCGTTCCGATTTCGGTATTGCAGGAAATGGGTGGCTGGGAGTCTATCGAAATGGTTCGCCGATATGCTCATCTGGCACCAAATCACCTGACTGAACATGCTCGACAAATTGACTCGATTTTTGGTACTTCTGTCCCAAATATGTCCCACAGTAAAAATAAGGAAGGCACGAATAACACGTAAGTATTTGATTTAACTGGTGCCGATAATAGGAGTCGAACCTACGACCTTCGCATTACGAATTATAAGAACTACCTTTTAAGTCAACAACATACCGCGTCATACCTGCGCTCACACTTCCCATCTTCGAAAAACATGCAAAGCCTTGCAAACCGATGCAAAGCTTTATGTGTCTCAGTTCTGTCTCACATCACCTGGCTATCATTAAACTCACAAGAGCGTGCATCGTTGATGATGTAGGTGATCACACCAAATATCGCATCCGTGATCGTGCGCCGGCATCTCTTCGCGGCTTCCTGTCTGCAAATCTTCTAAGTGAGGCTTTGGATGATTTCTGTATCGCTTTATCCTCAACTCACCGTCCATTCTGCAAACTAGCAAAGACCCATCACGCGGACTAAGCGAAGCGTCGACAATAAGAAAAGTACCATTCATGATGCCTTCCAGATAGTGTGTCGCACCAGACCGCATGAATTACGTAGCCGCTGGCCTGGTGATGATGCACTGGTCTAGTGATAAGCGTTGCTCAACGTAATCTGCTGCTGGCGATGGGAATTCCATGATGCACATCCGATAGTTACTGTATATTAATACAGTATTTACGATCGGCGGTGTCGATCAATAGCATTTGTGGTGCTACACTTTAGGCCTTTTCGAATTCACTGACTTTTATCATGTTAAAGTTATTTGTTGATTATGTTTCCGTTGGCGTGCTGAGCACCACCCTCGACTTCATGACATTTGGCGCAATGTTCAGCTTAATTGGTTTGAAGCGTGCTATACCGAACGTTTTATCGCCCTGCGTTGCATCCACGTTCAGATTTTCATCAACACCAATTTTACATTTAAGTGGAAAACAACGTCAGGTGGGTATCTGGAATTTTTCGTTAAAGAACAACAAAACTCATTGTCAGTTTGTTATCAAGACCAATACAAATCATGGCTACTGATCCATAACATATGGCATACTAATAAGATGTTTAATTTACGTATTTTCTTAGTTAACTAGAGGTAGTTTAAGTTGGAACACTTAAAATACAGACCTGATATAGATGGATTGAGAGCAGTAGCAGTGTTGTCAGTGGTCATTTTCCACTACTTCCCTTCTATTCTTCCTGGTGGTTTTGTTGGGGTTGATATATTTTTTGTGATATCTGGATACCTTATCACATCTATTATATTAAAATCGGCATCAAGTAATTCATTCTCTTATGTGGAATTTTACAAGAGAAGAATACTAAGAATATTCCCAGCTCTTTCGATAGTTCTTATATCATGTATTATAATCGGATGGGTTTATTTTTTCCAAGATGATTACAAATCACTTGGGAAGCACGTTTTTTCAGGCGCTTTCTTCATATCAAACTTAACACTATGGAGTGAATCAGGTTATTTTGATTCTCAATCCTATCTTAAACCATTGTTGCACCTTTGGTCTTTAGGTATTGAAGAGCAGTTCTATATATTGTGGCCTATAGTAATCTTGTTATGCTTCAAAAGCAAATACTCTAAACGTAATATACTTCTATCATGCGCAGCAATATTTATAGTTAGCTATACAATTAGTGTTTTTACCATGGCATACGAAGGTGGTGCTAACTACTACTCCCCAGCCTCAAGATTCTGGGAGTTAATGGCTGGTGCCATAATAGCAACATTACGTTTCATGGGTATAAAAACATCAGTATCTAAATCTATGTCATTGATAGGCGTTATAATAATAACTCTGTCAATAGCATTAATTAATGAAAAGATGGCTTTCCCTGGTTACATCGCGATAATTCCAGTAATTGGCGCATCTCTTATAATAGCATCAAATGGAAATGATTGGATTGCATCAAAAATACTCAGCTTTAAACCTATTGTTTTTATTGGACTTATAAGCTACCCGCTATATCTATGGCACTGGCCAGTTTATTCATTCTATCGTTCTATATTTTCTGGATCACCGAGTACCAATGAGTTATTGATTCTAATGGCGCTGGCATTAGTATTGGCGATTTTAACTTATTTTCTTTTAGAAAAACCTCTACGCCATTCTCGTAAAAAGTCAATTACTACTATTATTCTAGCTGTCGTAGTATTTGGCTCTGGCATATTTGGTATTGTCACGTACTCCATGAATGGAATTAAAGAAAGAAGCGTAAACAAATCAGCAGGTGAGTATGCTTCTGTCACAAATGTGTACGATTACTATAAATATGGTGAGCTATTGCGCGGTGGCATATGTCACTCTGTGCTGTTAAAAGATGCCATATCTAATGGTTGCATTAAAAATAGCCGCAATAATATTTTTATAATCGGTGATTCATATGCAGCAGCACTCTATAATGGATTGTCGAGTTACATAAAAAACAACAATGAAAAGTATGTGATAAGTCAAATGACAGACGGAAACGCCCCTCCATTGTTTGTTAGTGGTAAGGACGACCTCCAAAGAGACGTTGGCTCAATTAACGCAGACAGGATTAAAGAGATTGGTATAGTCAAACCTGAGATAGTATTACTAACGTGGTCAGTTCGTGGTTCAAATGGAGTTCATGATAAAAAGTTAGCAATTGAAGCTCTCTCTTTAACAATAAAAGAAATAAAAAAAGTATCACCGCAATCAAGGTTGATAGTTGTTGGCCCTGTTCCTGAATGGAATGCTAATTTAGTTAAGGTGATATCAAATTACACAAGTGAATTCAAAAAAACACCACCTATATACATGTCATATGGATTAAACGATGAAATTAAAGGATGGGATAAGTTTTTTGAAGAAAACGTGCCTAAGTTAGGTGCTGAATACATCTCAGCATACAGCGCTCTATGTAATGAAAGTGGTTGCTTAACAAGGGTAGGTGATGGCCCAGATTTTGTTACAGCTGTAGATTGGGGCCATTTGACAAAGCCTGGTTCTGATTTCTTAATGAAGAAGATAGGGCATTTGATAATAAGATAAATTTACATGGGTGCTTGTCACCCATGTTTTACAATATCATCAAACTGTTGCTATTGTAATCCTCACTAAAGATCCATCAGCTTTCTTGACAAGGGCTTTTAGTGAGTTTTCTTCCCAGTATGGGACGAAGCAAGAGTTATCTTTTACTGCACCATCGCTAACGACGATTGGGCTGAACGGTATTTCTGCTGCCCTGTTGTCGGTGTAGTTAACTTTTATAGATACGACATCACTAACACTTCCAGACGCAGCACCTAAAGAACACCATGCTGACCCACTACCAGAACCATTTGAATGCGCCTTAATACTTAATGCGTCCAAAGATGGGCTTAATTTGTGCAGTCTTATATCTAGAGATCCTGTATCTTGATAGCTATTAATTATTGCGTTTCCAAGCATTGGGTCAATGATATTGGCGGCATTAACTCTACTGCTATCAACGTTTCCGGTAATTCCAGATATGGTGGTGTTGGGTGCGTCTACTATCAATCCGTTCGATGGCGTTGGTTTTATGCCAACTAAACGCAATCCATTAACAATACAATCACCTTGTATATATAACTGATTGGCATTAAAGTTAAGAGTATTTGTGTCAATGACAGAGACATTGGTGAATGTTTTACCATATGTATACCACAGACCACCAGATCCTGCACAATCCTGCATCAATATGTTTGATACATAGCCACCTTTACCATCCATTCCTATACCAACACCTAGCGAACCAATAGATACAAGGTCATCAATTAAATGATTGGTTGGTAATTGATGAACTGGGTACTCAGCTAAAGGGAAGTCACCTGGTCTGTCAGTTTCATTGCCGATGTCTGCGCCCAGGTCAAAACCATCCCATACAGTAGATATGGATAATGATTTACGGAACTGAAGATTATAGCATCTGGATGAAGTCCCGCCCACGGTTCCTTGCCACGTTTTTACACCTGACTCACCAGGTCGATAAGAAGTAAAGCCTATAACCCCACCATCGTGCCCATTTCCACCATCTTGCCTAAGAAATTGCACGGAGCTTACTGATCCATAATTTGTCCTGCCACCAATACAATAGTTTCCAATCCCTTTGCTTCCTGACAGATTCTCAAAAGTTATTACGCCATAATAACCACCAAAGATAGAATCTGGCTCAATCATTTTACAATAACTACATCCAACAAAAAGGTAGCATGCTACAGACCCCGACGCATTTTCTACGTTAACTCCTGTACATTCAAAAATCCGTAATGTTGAATTTATCCCTTGATTCTTTGCATAGTCAGGAAGAAGTGATTCAATTCCAGGAAATTTGACGTAGTCGTTTACGGTTGGTTGATACCCCTTATCCCTGGTTTGTGCCAACGTTGAAACAACTGATTCGGCATCAGTAATCCAGTTGCCATCCTCATCCCATGGAAAAATCATCCATGGTGTTGTAGCACTTTCCATATATGGGGACTTTACTAAAGAACCAGTACCAAGATTAGTAAATGTAATATTACCATCACCAATAAATTTTGCTTTACAGTCGATGGTTAATGCCTTACCACCAAAATCAACTTTCTCTCCATTATAAAAATGATAATCAACATCGATAAGAAGGCCATCAACCGCAGCAGATGCTGCATCCTGCAATGTTGGATAATCTGATAATTTTACTGAATACTTAAATTTTTTATCAGCTTCTATTGAATATTGATCTGGATCGTACTTCAATACGTTAGCAATATAGTCAACCTGAGAACCATTGGCATCATAGATAGCCATGCTATGACCCTGAGCGGTGACAATTTTCACCAGTTGGCCGTTGTATACGATTTTACCGGCTGCGTTGATAATTAGCGGCTGAGCAATCTTGACGTGAGAGCCATCCTCATTTTCAATGTATACGGGTATCTGATTGGCAGGATTAACCGGATCGGTATCAATCTGACCAATGTAAATTTTCCCATTAGCAACAGCTTTAAACGAACGGGATTCAGTAAAGATTGGACGAGGGTTAGAAACAACTACGTTGGCAGTGATATCTGACATTTACTGTGCTCCTGGTACAGCAAGGCCGCACAATACAAAACTTGCGCAGCATTGCATTAAGGTCGGTTATAATTGCTTAAAAGAGTGGAGGGTTTATGGAACGTGACTTATTGAACTTTGTTTTCTTAATCTTCGGCCTTGTGGTGGGCAAACTTTTATTCGCTTAAGGATTGAGTTTTCGCTCCCTGAGCGAATGAGTTAACAATACGCTCAACATCAGATAACGCTTTCTCGAATGCGGTAGAACCACGTGGAGTATTAGCCAGGCGAAGCATTGCATTACGTGCTGGTTCACTCTCATACATTCTTGCCAGCAAACCATACCCGCCACCAACACCTACCAGTGCAGGGTTAGTTACTGTTCCAATACCTAGGATGAACGGTATAGTTTGCTGACCTGTAGGCGTTGTTACTCCTGCCTGACCGGCACGCTTGGTTGCCTCAAGATAATTCTTAATCCCCTTCAGATACGCAGCATCACGGCCTTTGAATGCTATACCGGTCTGGTTAGACATCAGGTTAATCTGTCTCAGGAACTGGTCAGGTGAGCCTCCTGATTTCTCCATGGCCTTTCCGATTATGCCGTTGCGCATCTGAGCGCGCCCCACCTGACCGACTGACCGGTACAGATTCTGAACTTCTGATTTGTTCTTGCTGAATAGCATGTTGTTGACCACTTCAGGGGTCAGGTCTCCTTTCATGATCACGTTCTTAAGGCGCGTATTCTGTAGCTTATTTGCTTCGTCAGCGTAGATGGCGTTAGCTTGCTTATAGCGACGCAGTGTGTCATTACCAAGATTCTGTCCGATGGCGCTATCGATATCACTAGTCATTGCGTTGTAAATGCGCTGAATAGCTGCGTCAGATCGGTTTGGCAAGACCGTTCTCTCTCCTTTAACATCCTGCCTAAACTGGCTTCTCAGTCCGCTCAACTGCTGCAAATCCATTGCCACTGGACCGCTTGCGCCAGCATTGCGGGTAAGCTCATCGCGATAGGCCTGAAGCTTAGAAATCGTATCGTTATCCGCAACCTTTCCAAGTTTCTGCAAACTGGCTATTTCAGTATCAATCTGCTGAATTGCCTTTGACGGCTGAATGTTTACGCCTGCCATTGCGTTTTGCACTTGTTCCAGCCTATTCCCCGCTGCGCGCTTTATTCCTGACGTTTTTGCTTTCAGACTACCAACTACAATCGACGGATCGTATTCACCAAATCGCGATGCAAACTCATCTACCAACTGACTGCGAGCTTCTTGCTGATTAGCTCGCATAGTGCTTGTCCCGGCAAATGGGATGTTTTCAGCTGTGGTTTGTGCCATGCGCCCGACGCGGGAATTTGGCTGCAAAACGTCAGTTGTATGCAAAGGAACATCTGCAGCATTAGCGAACTGAATAGCCTGCTGCGCTTCTGGTGCGATCGTCCCGCGAATACCACGATAAGCAGCTCCAGCGGCTCTACCTAACTTATTGATTGCCCCGCCTAATGCAACACCAGTTCCTAAGTCTGTTGCCAGTGCTTCTGGATTATCACGCTCACTGTTTGCAGCCAATGAACCAACAGCGTTCTCCGCCAGCAAGCGTGATGCACCCTGAGCAACTCGACCGGCAATAGATGGTGCCTGCGCTGCAATTCTCTCGACCCCAACAGGAGTCAAATATGGCAGTGCTTCAGAGAAGATTTTACCTTCTGTCGTCTGTGGAGTAAGCGCACCTTGTTGCAAGCCAAAGCCCTGCTCAAGTCCTTGTGTCGTGACGCGAGGCGCTGGCTGATAAGTTCCGTCACCAATGCCAAGCTTCTGACCAGCCCATGCCCCAGCGCTGGCGACAGCATCAGCCATTGATGCCGGGATATTTGCCAGATTAACGCCAGCCTGTAGTAATCCACGCCCAGTCTCTGCAGCAGCATTGCCAAGGTCAGAAATGAAGCCGCCTTGTTGCTGTGGCTGGCTTCCTGGGGTCATAGATGTGCCCTGCTGTTCCTGCTGTTCCTGCTGTTCCTGCTGTTCCTGCTGTTCCTGCTGTGCAGACTGTCCAGAAAAATACTCATCAATAGCCGATCCAATATCCTCAGTGCTTGTTCCTTCTGGGAATGTGAATGTCTTACCGTTGGCTGTAACTTTCATTATTCCACCGTGAATTGAATTCCAGATTTAGACGTGTAGCTTACTCCGACTGATTGCTGAGTCGCTGGCTGCTGCCTTGATGATTTCTGCCCACCATTATCAACATTAACGTTGTACTGCTGGTTATAATTGTTGGTGTATTCCTGAATCTCACGAATAGACTGCTGCATAGCCTCCGGGCTTGAGTAGTCAACCTGCGGCATCCCCTGAAAATACATCTTCGCTTCTGCAATGGTGTTGATACCGCTAGCGCCCATATCTCTTGCTGCTGCCACGCCCTGATTCTGCATTCTTCCCTGAATACGTTGTGCGGAGTTATATAACTGGCGTTGCTCTTTGCCTGTGAGTCGGCTGCGAACATCTGCACCAATTGCCGGATTTCCTGCTCCGCCAGTCATGCCAGTCATAAAATCGAGAGCAGAAGCATCTGCATTTGCGATTGCGTCAATGTCTTTCTTCATCGCGTAGTTCTGTGCGCTTGCCGCAGACGTTGGAGGTGCTGCAATAGCACTTGCCGGTACGCGAACCATATTGCCGTTATCGTCAATGCCTTCGTAAAATGCATTAGCCCCTGCGCCGTGAAGTTTTCCGTCAATGTTGACTGTTCTACCATCTGCAAGCTGAACGACCCGATTCCAGTCGACTCCTGATATCGTTCTGGCGTTTGCCCTTTGCATTGCCAAATCCTGACCGCGGCGGGCTGTAGAGGCTGACATGTCTTGTCCGCGCATAGTAATATTTTGCCCGCGAGCCTGAAGTCCTTCCCCTGCTTTATTGCTGCGGATTGTTTCAGCAAGTCGACCTCGATCAATCTCGCGACCTGTCAACTTGTCCTGAATATCAAAATACTTTTCTGGTCCTACCGCGTGCATCCCAATAAGGTCTGTTAACTGCGTGAAGCCTTCAGGGCTTTGTTGATATGTCTGCCACGCCTGTTCAGGAGATACGCCAATTTGCTGCAGTGTATTCTGGTGAGTGGCAAGCTCTCGCATCACCGCTTCAGGACCCTGAGCGGCGGCAATATTCAATCGTGCAGACATATCGCCCATCGCCTGATTTCTGTCAGCATCAACAAACCCCATTCCCTGACGAATTGTTTCAATCTGGTCTGGATTGGTGGCCGCAAGTTGACGCAAGGCGTCGCGATCACCTGCCGCATAAGCCTGACCGAAAGCTTTCTGAAAGTCAGAAAGCCTCTGAGCAGCCTCATTCTGCTGTATTGCCTGGCCAACTGCGCCAAGCCCCTGAGCAAGTTGAATTCCAACGTTTGGGCGCTGGCTGAAGTCGTAACTGGATAATGATGGTTGTCCGGGCGCGTTCTGGTTCGCTACCTGCATTGATGGCAACCCGGCGAGTTGAAATGTAGCCACGATAACCCCTTAGAAGAGTGAGCCAAGCAATCCGATACCTGCGCCAATACCAGCACCCCATGGCGTCGATGCACCAAGCATCCCGGCAAGACCAGCTCCTGCAAGCGCACCACTCGTACCACCGCTAATGGCACTTCCAAGCGTGGATTGACCAGAACCCTGAGAGCGGATAGCCGCCATCTGTTGCGCAAGATTACCTGCGTTATTTGCATAGTTCTGTCCTGCCGATGCCTGGCCTGCTGCCGCAGACTGACCAACGTTTAACAGGTTGCCATAGTTTTGCATCTGCCCTGACAACCAGTTCTGCCCGAGCGTTGGTGCAATGGATGCAATTTGGTTTGATGTTGCTGTAGAGCCAAGACCTCCGGTGGCTTCCGCTGCATTCAGGCTTTGATAGCGAGCCTGATCAGCCAACTGTTTATACTGGTCTGAGTTGTAATACTGATTGAGAGCGCTGTTCTGACCTTCCAGCGTTGATAGCTGCTGAATCTGCTGGAGAGCCGGAAAACCTGCGGCGGCGTAAGGTGCCAACTGCTCCATCACACGATTGAATTGTTGGTTTTGCAGGTCTGCTGCGTACTGTGTTGCTTTTGCGGCTTCTTTTGCCCCACTGCTTGATGAGCCACCTTTACCGCCTTTTTCAGGATAATAAGGTTCCTCACCGCGCAGTTTCCTGCCCAGCTTAAATGCATATAACATGGCTATCTCCCGTGATTCAGGAAGTCGATTAGTTCTTCGCGTGTGGCGCTGTAAAACGTCACGTCATCCACGCCTTTGAAGTATTTCTTGATGGTTCCTACACGCTTAAGGCCAATCATTGCGCAGTACATCTGACCGTGGCGAAATTTGCGTGCAGCAAATGATGTAACGCACTGAACGGTGGTATTGGTGAGAATATATCGCCAGAACGCCAGTCCGATTTCCTTACTGAATCCGCGAATCTCAGGCAGGTACATGGCGTGGCAGTCAAAGGTCAGCGGCTGAATCTCGTTGTAATATACGATGCCACCGAACTGACCATGTACGTTCACTTCGAAATAGCGGCACTCAGGCTTGTAGTCGTATCCGTCACCGTTGTTGCTCCCGGCGATGATGTCTGGATGGTTGCCGACCGTTTCTATCAGGTCGATGTTGCGTGTTGGAGTGAATGTAATCATCAGTTGATTAATCCATGAGTTCGTATTGCATCTTCGAGAGCTTTGATACGCTGCCGCGCCTGCTGCAATCCGGTAGCCATAGCTGATACCTCAGACTGCGTATATGTAGCACTGACCGTGTATGCCTGGTTTGCGTTGAATGCGCCGAGAAGTGCTGTTCCGGTTGCTGCTGTCCATCCTGTCTGTCGCGCACCGATAACTTTAGTGCCGCCAACTGAATAGGACGTTGTCACGTTGAGAGGTGACGCCAGCGATTGAGAAACAGTTGCTGACTTCGATACGTAATCAGCCTGCAATGAAGAAATAGTGCCTTCAGCAGCCGTAACCCTACCATCAAGAGCGCTGACATCAGCCTGCAAGGTGACTATTTCGCCTTCAGCCGTGGTTAGCCTGACATCCAGCGCTGCAATTGCATTGGTATTTGCAGTAATACGGATTTCATGGTTGTCTACGTCGATGCGTAACTGCTGAATTCTCGCCTCGTGGTCTGCAAGCTCAACATCCTGCTCATCGTTCTTCACCTGCGCGTCATAGGCACCTTTTCCTGCTTCGTTTGCCTTTCCTGCAATAGAGCCAACGTCAGTCCCCTGCGCGATTACGTAGAGCAGATAGGACTTGCTGAAGACGTTGCGGGGGAGGATTGAGGCATCAAGACTGGTGGCCTGAATAATGACAGGATTATTAAGTGACGGATCTGCCATATTTTACTCCAGACGAATTTGACACCCGGATAGTGTTACTGGTGATTTGGTGATTACACGCAGTTTGAATCCGATTAATCGACGAATGCGCCCAACACGTTTCCAGATAACACGCTTGTCGTACACAAACGGCTCATTTTGTTCAATCATCTGCTCTCGACCATAGTTGATTCCGTCTGTGGTTGCAGACAGGAACAGGCGGTCAGCGTACTGCGCAACGCCTGTCGAGGATTCAACTTCCAGATCGAAGCATCTGGCGTTATCAGCCTTGAAGATGGGAGTAAACAGCAGATGTTCTTGCTGCTTGTCGTACTGACTACTAATGTCGAATTGCAACTGCCCTGTCACTGCTTCTGATTTATCGCCGCACGTTATCTGGTTGCCTTCGTACATGAAGTCGATGGCGCGATAAACATCGTCGTATAAACCTGTTTTCAGTACGCACCATTGCGGCCCGTTCTGGCTTGATGAGGCATCGTAAACCAGCACATGACGCGGGAGATGGATAATCAGCAGTTCATGCGAATCGAGCCTCAACGCCTCCATCACCCCGGTTGCCAGTTCATCAGCCGTGTATGAGCGGATAATTTTCTCAATACTGGCCGTCGCAATTGGTGAAGCCTGCCCTGACCCGATGATGTAGACGGAAGGTGCGCCAGTAGCTGGGTGACTGATGAATGCATATGAATCAGCGAATGGCGTTTTACAGTATGTTCCGGCAATGCCCTTCTGTACCATTAACGATGGCTGCGCGACATACAACGCAGCGCCAACGGTGGTTGCGCCTGTCAGGGAGAAATACTCTATCGTCGATGAACCAAAGCAAACGATAAAGTCTCGCCACGTTCCGATGCCAATGATACCGTCTGGCTGCGATTCTGCGCGATATTCTGCACTGTAGCGGTCAGGATGCGACTCATCTTCGAGGTCAGTGATAAACCATGAATCAGTGCCGTCTTTTGACCACGCATAACGCCCACGTAAGCGCGTAATGTCACGGACTGAGCCTAACTCATACTGCGTGAATCCGCTGTCTGCAGTCCAGTTTGAGACGGTTTTAACCGTGCCATCATAGCGATACTCGACCAGTTGACCATTAACGCCTACCGCCTGTGATGTGCGACCATGTGCCATTGATACGCGACCGCTTCCGGCTACATCACCGACTACGGTTTCCCCTTTGTAGAGCTTACTGCCTAAAACGCGATATACAGCGTTCTGAGAGGTGTTGTATTCAACACCACGCGATACACCATTTACATCGTTGCGCTTCGCTATGCCGGGGAATGAGCGTAAATAACCCGATGAGTTGAGTACTTCTTTCGGTGTGGCCAACATATTGATTGGTAGGTAATCAATGTAGTCGGCATTCTTGAAGTCTTTACCCATTCCCTTCATCATGGGGAGTTGTTGAATCGGCATTCTGCTCTCCGGGGAAATAATGCCATTCGTTCAGATTGGCGAAACTATTACCGCTGCCTGTTGGCATGCGTGACGGGTAAGGAGCTCTTTTGGCTCTGGCGATGGCGGTCTGCTTATAGAGAAGCTCCTTCCCATATTTAGCGGTTGCGATAATTTTGGCGGTAGCCTCAAGCGCATAATCCGGAGCAATTCTGCAAGCCAGATTGTGGAATACTGCGCTGATTGCGCTTGAGCGAAGACCGTGGTCGTCACCTTCGGATGGCGGGTTATCATCATCTGAGAATACATACCCGGTAACAATGCCTTTCCCGTCCTGATACCACTCAGCCATCATCGCTTCAAGGTCATCTACGGCATCCTGCATAGACTGTGGCTCAACATCAGTGAGAGTTGCATCTGATGCTACACCAAGCTTACGCAGCGCCGCCCTGACCAGATCGCCTTTAGTCTTTATCTGCATCGCTTTCCGCCTTAGGCTTTGGTCCTGGCTTTTTGCGTTCTTTGGTTGCCGGTTCTTTCGGTCGCAGGCTTAGCAGACGATTCAACACATCATCTGCCGTGTGTCCGTCCCATTCCTTGCCAAACTCAATTTCCGTGCCTTTAGGCAGATGTTCAATTTCACTCTCTGGGAGGTGGTATGTTACCGCGCCTTCTGGGGTGTCGATGCCAGCTAACACCCATCCATCCAATTGCTCGCCGTCATGATGCTGAAAGCTCCACCATGCGCTTTCGCGGAAGGCATTCATTAGTGTTGAAAACAGGCGCACTCGATGTGCATATAGTTCGTTAAAGGTGTGGTATCCATCAGATACTTCACCCATGTCTTTCTTGACCACGCCTGAATCACCGATTGGCTCGTCATTAGTCTCCAGAACCTCATTTGGATGCCTAACCCAACCATCGGCAAGGTGATCTTCTACGTCGCCGTCATCGACAACTTTAACCTGAACTTCCTTGCCCCATACCTTCGTTCCACGACCCTGCTTATATAGCATTACACCCATGTGTCACCTCAAATAAGAAAGGGGCCGAAGCCCCTGTTAGTTACGCAGTCTGACCAGGCAGGCCAACACCGATTGCTTCCGGTCGTGTCGCGTTTACGCCGTACCACAGCGCAATACGGCACAGGCCGGACAGGGTGGAAATATCCCCCTGCGTAGCGAAGATACCGTTCAGGCCGACATCCGGGATGCTGAATGAGGTAGTTTTCATACCTGCAAAAAGCTCATGGTTGGCCGGAATCGGCTGAGACACAATACGGATGGCGTCATCAGCCCAGAACACGTTGGTACTGGCATCCTTAACGTTCAGGATGTTCACCGCCATTGCATCAGCCAGTGAGGTGTTAACGTTGGCGTAGGCGCGTTGCTCAGGAGAAAGAGAAACATCATCCAGTGCTACAGGCTTCGGCGTGATTTCAACGTGAGTACCATCAACAACGCGAACTACGGAGAAAGTCGCGTCCTGCGCCAGTACGTTCTTAGCCATCTGACCAAGGAACTTCACGCCAGTAAACGAAATTTTGTCGCCGCGTTTCAGGCCGGTAGTTGCAGACAGGGTGACGGTAGCAAAACGGTTATCAACGTTAACTTTGTTGCCATCGTTATCCAGTTGCCATGCGACAGGCTTGAAGGACTGCGCACCGGATACAGTGATGCCAGTTGCAGTAGATTTGGTCAGCACAGGAAGTTTCGGAGAGCGCAGGACATCATCGAAGCCAGCAACCTGACGCTGGATAGTGCCATCGCGGTACGCTTCTTCAGGAATGCGCCCGAAGATATCGCGCTTAGTCAGGTCATAACCCGCCTTTTTGTAGTCCTGTGGGTTGAAGAAGTACGATGTCCCCATGTCGCGGTTAAGTTCGCGGGAGAACATCAGTTCTTCTGCATCGGCCACAAAGTTCCATGCGTCTGCGGTGTTAGTGCCGATAGCGTCCGGCGAAGTGATAACCAATGACCCCATCTCGGCGGCCATGTTTGCGACTTTCAGCTCAACGTTGTTAGCCAGTTTGCGGGCTGCGGACTGGATTCGGTGACGATACGCTGTCTCATCACGCAAATCATCGGCGCGTAACTGGAAGAAGTCGTTATCTGGCTCTCCCATGTTTACCGCGACGTTAAGCTCCAGTAACCCTGTCGCTTTATCAGTTAAATCCCAACCCTCCTGAGTGGGGGTCTCCTGCTCTACAGGCATCCAGATAGTATTGCTGGAGCGCTGCATAGAAGCAGCAGGCGGGGTGTATTTCTTGGCTTTCTGCGCCATTGGAGTGATTGCGGAGATGGTGTCAATAATCTCATCCACCGCCAGTGTAACAATTTGACCTTCGTTCAAAGCCATTATCGGATTCCTTTAAGTTTTGCCTTTAGCTTGCGGTAGGTTTCCACATCTCCCTTGCTCGCAGCTGCATCCATCTGTTTACGAATGGCATCTTTATTTGCTGCGCTGACATCACCGGTAATCGGCTGGTCAGCAGGGGGAGCGGAAGAGATTTGTTTACCGCGAGGCTTGAGAGTTAAGCGTTCGGATAGTCGAGTGAGTTCAATCAGCGCGGACTGCCCATCCATCGCCAGTAACTGGCGGGCTTTCTCCGGGTTTGCACCCAGGTGATACATGAGCGCGGCGGACTTCTCCGGGAACAGGCGCATAATGTCGGCCCCAACCGCAGGCGGAACCAGTTGCATAAATGCGTCTTCTTTCTCCTGATAGTCAGGGATATTGAGCTTTTCCGCCGCGTCATAGTGTTTGCGGGCAGCTTCGACGTATTGCGCTGATTGCTGGGTAAACTCCTGAGTCTTGCGGCCCTGTTCTGCTACGGCATTGCTGCGGGCGTCCTGCGCTTTCATTAGCCATTCGGTATTAGCAGCATTGAAAGCGGCAAGCGCACGGCTGTTGTCATAGTCATATTTGGCCAGGCCTTCTTCTGACAGATAGGCATTAATATCCGGCTGAGGTGGAAGGTCAGGGTTTACCCGTAAACTCTCCGGCAATTCTCCGCGTTTAACTGCTTCCATCTGCTGCTCAAGCTCGCGCTGTCGTTTGCGCTCGATGCGGCGGCGGGCGAATTCTGCGTTCTTTGCCGGGTCTTGTTTTGGTGCTGTCTCATCGTCCTTCAGGACAATCTCAAAGCCCTCTTCCTGACCTGCATTGTCGTTGGCATTATCGACAACTAAGCTATCAGCAGATGCCGCTGCATAATCGCCGGACAGGGTTAAGTCTTCAGTTGCCTGAATTTCGGTGGTTGGTTCCATGATTAACTCTCTCTTATTGAGGTGTCTCGGCTACACTGCCGGAAGGTTGATTTTGTCTCTGCGATTGCAGGATATTGGCAATGTCCATTCGCTGCTTGTGCGTCTGTTCATTGCCTTTAAGGAGTAACTCAGCATTTGCGCGAGCGTCTTCGCTGCGGTCCTGCTGGAATGAAGCAACGGTTTTGAGGAACTCTCTAAACTCGGACTGTTTATTGAGATCCATATTGTTGAATATTTCTGCGATTTTCGCAGCGTTAAGTTGGTTTTGAGCTTCGACTTTAGCCGCGTCGATTTGAAGAGATAGCGTCTGATTCTGCGCTTTAGCCAGTTCAGCCTGACCTTGCAACAGCACACCCTGCGCCTGAACCATTGCCGGGTCTTGCTGTCCTTGTTTGGCCTGCTGCGCTTCGACAAACCATTGCTGCTCTTCAGGTGTTTCCGGCTTCTTAACGCCCATCTGAATAAGCTGCTTATTGGCATAGTCACGCATCATCTCGACACCTTTACCATCAAGCAGGGTGAAGTACTGAAGCAACAGCAGTTGATATTCTGGCGTTCCCTGTGGCGTCTTGCCGAGCAACTCAAGAATTTCTGCACGGTTTTGCTGCTTCATGGACTGGAATGATGGTCCAACATCCGTGTAGCATTCATAGCGCCCCCTGATATCGTTCAGTACCTGCCGTTCACCAGTGGCAAGGTCAACAACCTCAGCCATTAGCTGAACCTCTTTTTCGCTGCCATCCTCAAGGGTGATTACCACGTTGCGAGGAACATCGTAGATGTCATTAACTATCGACTGGTAAATCTCGCCGTCACGACGCATAGCGGTAGCCAGATTATCCTGAAACACGTATGTCTCAAGGTCAGCGCGCATGTTTAGCTGGTTAACAGTGTCGTAGGCTACCTGTCCACCGTTTACTGCTTCTGCATCAACGCCGAGCGTCGCTACCTCTTTCACTGCTGCGGTGGCTGCTTCCAGCATGTAGGCGTTGGCTTGCGGTACCTCAGGGTTTTCGTAATATGCCAGCGGCTGAGTTGGCATTTCTCCGTTGTTCTCATCCGTGCGATTGAGCAGGTAATATGGGTAATCGTCGTTACCGTCATACATATGCTCAAAGCCTGCAATCTGTTCAGGCCAGAAGAACGGCTTCTTCTTCGGAGTACGGGCCACGATGTCGGCGTTGAACGAAATAATCATGTTGCGCAGACGCTGACCGTCTTTTGTCAGGCGGACGACGCCTTCATACACTTCTTTATCTTCAACGAAGCCCCACTCTCCGAATACCGGAACAATGGGGATATGCTCGCCAGCAATGAGTTGCTTATCTTTCAGTACTGCGGTGCATGTGATAATCGATTTGTATACCCGGCGTCGCTTAATCTGGCGCTCTGCAATTTTGATAAATCCACTATCAGCCAGGTCGTCGATGACATCTTTAATATCGCGCTTAAAGTAGCTTACCGGTTCACCCGTAACCGGGTCTTGGTAGATATACGCTGTCTCTTTCTTCTCGACCACTTCGTAAAACTCAGCGATCTGAATTGTGTCCTGCGTCAGCCATGGAAATACCCAATCGTTGGGGTTCTGGAATGATGGAATATCATCAGCATCGAGGTCGTATTTTTCTGCGAAATCCTCCCAACCATTCTGGCTCATTGAGTGGATAACTGTGCAGTGACGGGCGTCAGACTTATCCATCAGCTTGCTGTTGCTGTCCCATATAACATGGGAACAGGCACTATGGATAGGCTCTCGACGAATAACCTGATTGTTACTCGTCGGGCTTTGGTCTTCGTAGTCAGTGACCAGACGCCACGCACCCACGCCTGCTTCAATCTGCTCACGAACGGCTATGTTGACAGCAATTTTCGCCGTATTGTGCCGCATGTCGGTGCGATACATGCCCATCAGCACATCAGCAGCGTCAGGACTTGCTCCATCCTTTGGACGATACAGAACATCAATAGGGTTCTGACGCATCTCAGAAACGAGCTTGCGCACCACTGGACGTACAACATCGAACTGCCCGCGATACTGCAGGGTTGTGTATTGTGATAGCCAGTCATCCCACTGAGATACGCGGGAGAAGAAGAGATCATTCTTGGCCTCCCTTCTGGCTTCATCGCTGGCTGTCCAGTCCGCATCAAAGCGCGACAGGATGCTCTCCAGCCTGTTTTTATTGTCGGCCATTATCGTCCTCTGCGTACTGGTCTAATCGGTGCGGGGATTTTCTTTTCTTTCGGCTTTCTGATATCGCGCATCATCCTGGCGAAGCGGCGCATCATGTAGCCGTAGCGAGTAGCATCGAGCACATCATCGTTGGTCTTGACAATCTTGCCGTTCTCATCGCGATGATATAGGCGGAACTCTTCAAAAAATGGTTCGCATGTGTTGAATACTTTGAATCTTCCTTCAAGCATCAGGTCACGAAGTTCACTAATGCCTGACTCTACTGAGTTACCGCCATCCGGGAACGTTGCGTGTTCGGGAAGCATAGAGAACCCGGCGTCCGCATATTGGGTTTTAAGTTGCTCACCACCGCCCTTTTCGTGTTGGTGACCGTCATGAGGCCACGCGACAGGTATTTTGTTAGCCCACGACTTAACAGCACCCCATGCCTGAACGGCAGTGTTCTCTGATTTCTTCCATACACGCGCCAGATAGAAAACATCTGCGTCTTTGTCCCACCAAAGCTGAATGTGAGCTTGCGGGTGGTTCCAGCCGAAGTCCTGAGCGTCGATAACATAGAAGTGATCGGGACACTCAAACGGCTGGCACTTAATCGTCTCTTCCGGTATCTGGAATATTCGACCGCTACCCATCGTAGGAATACCGCGAGCACGCGCCTCTCTCTCATGCTCAGGATAGGATGCGATGATTTGCTCTTTCTGCTCGTCGGTGTAGTGCTCAGCGTCATAGATGGTCATGTTGACCACTTTCTGCGACTTACTGGGATTCTTCAGGAACTTGGTAACAACGTCAGACATCCCCATCAGCGGGGTAAACGTCAGAATTGAGAATTGCCCGTATTTGTTTGTACGGGTAAGACCTTCGCCATAGATGCTATATGGCGGCTCTTCGTCAAACCAGACGCCGTGAATTGTGTCGCCCTGCCAGCGGGCGCGGCCCTGTGAGTAAGGCTTAAAGTAGCATATTGAGATGCCATCTTCGACGCCTTCTGGCGTGTGGTGCTTAACAAGAAGGTGATCAACAAGATTAGGGAAGAACGGAGACTTCTTCCAGCTAATGATGTCCTCTTTCGGGATTGACCCATAGCCAGGTTCATCATTCTCTTCGATACGCCCGCACAGGATGCGTTGAGTCGTTTTGGTTACAGTCTCGTTTGTTTCACCGCCAATCCAGAAGACAACTGGCTCATAGAAACGCTTACCTTTCCACTCTCCGCCATATTTACCATCAGCCGGATAACCTTTCGTTCCCGGGTATCGCCCGGTAAGGTGAAACGCGACTTCAGCAGCGCCAGTAAATGACTTACCAAGCTGGTTACCAGCCATAAAACATCGCTCTGGATAGTCATGACCTGCGTCGATGAACTCACGCTGTTTGCTGTATGGCGTAAACTCATATAGCAAGTGTGTATTTCGGTAGTTCTCTTCTTCTTCGAGTAGCTCGAGCAATTCGATTTGCTCTTCGTCGCTCAGGTTATCAAGAATCGCGTCCAGTTCCACGGTTGAATAGCTCCTTGATACGAGAGCGGCGCTTATCGCGATCTCCCTTATCGGGTGTCACGTCTTCAACTTGCGACTGCTCTTTGAGGCCCAAATCGCGGGCGATGATGTTAGCGTTGAGAAGATCAGCGGCTGCGCCGGAGAATTTTTGGTCGTAGATGATTTGCTCTGCTCGCGTAACGACCTCAGATAAGTCTTCTCTCACCCTGTATTGTCGCCATGTCTCAAGCGTCACATCGAGGAATAGCGTTAGCCCAGTGATGGTCATCGCCCTCATCTTGGCGATAGGCTCTTGTGTAACTTCTCCTTGATATGAGAACGCCTTCATCTCCCATAGTGGGTTAGCTTCCACCCATTCGAAGTATTCACAACAAGCAGCCCACAGCTCCTCTGGCGACTCGAATTTCGGGTTACGCCCATGGCTACTGCGGGCCTCCCAGAATCGGTTGCCCTTTGGTGCTGCCAT